CGCGATCATGCAGATCAACGGCAGTCAGCACCTCAAATTGAGAGCTGTCGGCCTTGAAGGTGTCTCCAACCTCAAGGCCAGAACAGTGAGGAACAACGAAAATAATTCCTCTACGATGGCTCAAATAGCTGACACCATTAAAATCAACAGTTGCATTTATCCAAGCCATTATATTGCTCCTATTAAGCTGAAGTGAAGGTAAACGCGCCGCTATTCTCAAGAGATACAGAATAAGTTGCTTCGCCGTTATATTCACCTGAGTACTCAAGTGAGGCTACCATAAACTTACCTTGGTATGTGCCAAAGTCTGGAATGATAATCTCAAAGTTTGAGAAGTTCGCGCCACCGAAAGCGTTTTTCAAAGTTGTTTCTGAAGCTGCGTCAGTAAATACGCCAGAACCGGAAATTGAACAGGTTTGAACACCGCCATTTGCCAGTAGTTCACGAATACCAGAGCTATCCTTAGTTGTTACATCTACCGCTTCGTCATTCAATGTGATGCCAGTTGAGCGCAACCCTCCAACTGTTGTATATGTATCTGCACTCGCGGCGGCAGTAGCATCTGCGCCGATTTTTAATAATAGGGCTGAACCTTTTTGAGCCGCCATGATCTTACTCCTTAGTTATCAAACACGACAGCCCGGAACCTCATTACTCCGTGCCGCGTTATACCATCAGTTTCCGCTAGTGTAGTATTGAACTCTTGTCTAATATTAACCAGCGATGCACCTGAAATACTTATATCAGTATTATGGAGCTTTTCATAGACGCTTTGCATGATCTCCTTGATCTCGCGTCTCCCCCTGTATTGGGACCAAGCATGGATAGTAAGTGTATGCTCAATTCCATCAAGAGTTTTAGTTCCATTGTTTGAGGCAGTTTCTTCCCCAATAACAATATATGGATAATCTGTGCCTTCTGGAACGTCATCATAAACAGGGACATTTGCCCCGCTCATTCCAGTTGTATTCCCACTTAATGCAGTGAAAATAGACTTCTGAAGTTCCCATGAATGTAATGCCATTATAAATTAGCCTTCAATCTGTCAAACAACGCATTAATCTTTTTCTTGTTTCCCTCTAACGCTGGTTGAAGAAACGGTCTCGCCCCCATGGTTTTTGTTCCAAACTCTAACGCTTCGGAATAATTTGCCCTGCTTTCTACAGAACAACCCATTTTATCTTGGTCGATTACAAGAAAGACATTACTAGCCAAATAGCCTGTATCGGTGTTTGGGGGCTCTCCCGGTGATGAAGCAACGTGCGTAATGCCGCCCCTCACATAAGACCTTCCACTTCCAGAGCTTTGCTGGATGGACTTCACAGCCTCATTCCGAACCATTTGCCCACCCACAGCGACAATCTTGGAAATTTGGTCTTGATATTGCTTAAGAGCAGCGGAAGTTTTATCCTTTCTGACAACTTTTGTCCTAACAGAACTCATGTCGCCACCCCCTCAACGCACATTATCTCAATATACCTATCGCGATTGTCTACGTTTATTACTCTCTTGATATTAAAAACCCGAGTTACAGATATACCCTCATTGGTAAATTTATACTGTATTCTGTTTTTGAAGCTAATATCCCTGCGAAACCTTATCCTAATAATATGGGTTATTGGCTCTTGAAGCTGGTCTCCAAACATTCTTTCGCCGCCAGATTTAGCCATTATAGAACCAAATACATTAGCAAAAGTATTCCAAGAGGTTAGCCCATCAGAACCGCCCCCGTCCGGAGTTACATCTTTACTTTGAAGTTGAAGCTTATGTCGCATTCCACCCACTGTCATTAGATCACTCCAGACCTAATATTTTTGTCGTATACAGAAGTGCTGAACCTCAAGACGCGATATGGATCAAGCAACGATTTTACAATTTGAGGTGGATTTGCTTTTACTTCATCATCTCCACGATTTTCATACAGAAATGTTAGGTATTGAAGTATAGCAACCCGAATTGGCTCTGGAACTGTAAAAGGGTTCGTCCCGTATCCAGCAGTGAAATTTATCTCAAGGCCATTTAGATTTCTTAAATCCGTTGGGTATGAGCCGCCGGAACGTAAAGAAATTTTTGCTGGCTCTGAAAACGTATCAACATAGTAATTGGATGCAGCCCAAGTGCTTTGAGTGTCATTATCTGAATAATACTTAACACTCTCTACAGACAGAACCGGAGCGGCGGCGAGTTCAATGTGGTCTGAAACATCCACCCGATATGGACCAGTTCTCATACCTTCCCACAACGGGCTATCAACCTCACGCGCTCCATCAAGCATCATTTGACAGGTTCTGCTTATAAAAAATCTATTGGTGTAATTTTCAGCCCAAGTCGTTGAGGCTTGGATATAGCTCCTGACTTGCATATCATCGATGCCTTCATCAAGACGTAAGTATTCAAGAGCTTCAATTTTACTAACAGGCGTTATGGCTGGCCCTGTAACAATCTTCAAACCGCTCATTTGCCTGTCTCCGTTTTAATCTATTAAGATTTTTTAGCTTTTTTCTTTGGGGCTTTCCCACTCTCCCAAGCCTCGTTTACGTCAGGAGTGTTGGGATTGTCAGAAGCAAGCTGACCGTTGCTTGTTCGCGCACGTTTTGCTTTTGTTTCTGGAACACTAGCGTTTCCGCCGATTTCATTTGCAACACCAGATTTGACGAAACCTTGCAGTACTTTCTTTTCCCAAGCCTCAGTGGCAGAATATTCTTCGCCAGCCATAAAGCGTTTTGTAGATGCACCATCCTCGCGATCAATCCCAGCGGCGTTCTTTACCATCATAATCTTCATTTGAAATCTCCTGTAAGGGATGGAGAGAGCCGTTAAGCTCTCCCCTTGGTTGCTTATGAAGCAGCCATTTTAAGTGCGCGCATTGCTTCGGACAATACAACTTCACCACCAACGCGGCGGCGAGCGATATAACGCACGTTACCTGTTGATGCTTGGCTGTAGGGGTCACGAAGAACAGACAGAGCTACACGATCAACGATCATGTAACCACGGCGATAGTCACCGAATACCACTGGTTTAGCAGATGCAGCGATGTCAGCCATGTCTACGGCCTCAACATATGGGTGGCCCAAGATAGTATTTGGGAGACCTGATTGACCGGAGAAACCAGTCTGGAAGATATACTGACCAGCAGTATCTTTCAGCTTACGGATTGCACCAAGAGTTGAACGGTTCATCATGAAGGATGCATTACGGGCATACTCAGACTTCAAACCATGTACCAAGTCCATGATATCATCTGTTGCGATTGCAGCGGCAGCAGCGGCGGTCGTAGAAGCAACAGTAGTCCCGTCAAGGATACCTGTTGGCTTATTAGTGCCATTACCTACCAAGAAAGCATTGCCTTCAGCCTTTGCAAACTGTTCTGCGAACTCAGTGTTCATTTCAGCTTCAAGGTCAAAAACACTGTCTTCTAGCAACATACCAGAAATATCAACCAAAGCATAAAGCTCATGGGTTGGGATGGTATTCAAAGAAGTTGTGTAACCAGTTGTCTCTGTGCGAGAGCCAGTTTCAGCAGTCCATGCGGCAGCGAATGATGCTGTTTTGCTTGGAACTTCAATTTCTTTGTTGGATGTTTGACGAACACGGGCGACAGAACGAACTGGGGAAATCTCAGTGATTACCTTGATAAGCTCTTCTACGTACTCAGCGGGTGCCAAGTTACCAGCAGTTGCGGCAGTGCCAACGGTCAGAGCTTTAAGCTCCATTTCATCCATATGGCTTTCACCCTTACGCATGAAGCTGTCCCATGCCTTCAAAGACAGATCGACATCTTTTGCTTCCATAGCATTGGCTGGACGCTTGAGCATTGTTTCGATTTCGTTCAGCTTTGCTTCAAAGCCTTCAGAATGCTTTTGCTGTTGGGTAAGCTTTTGGTTTACGCTTTCAAAGCGATCTAGATCACCTTCGATCTTGGCAAGCTTTTCTTCAAGAAGTGGGTCAGCAGAACCCTTTGATTCAATTTGAGCCAAGCGATCATCATTTACCTTTTTGAATTCTTCAAAGGCACCTGCCATCGCTTCAACGGCTGTTTTTACTTGATCTTCCATTGGGATGATCCTTTCCGTTTAAGTTTTTAGGATGTTGGTAAGGCTGTTTAGAGCCTCAAGGACTTTAGGCGTTTCCTCTTTCACAGCATCCCGCTGTTCCAGTGCCTTGGTAACGGCAGATGCCGCCGCCTTTGCTTCAGTGCGAGATAGGTTTCCTTCATCCCGAAGAAAATGCTCCCATTCCCGTACTGAGCGTTCTGTGCCTTTTACCGCTTGGACCCGTGCGCGTGGGTTCATGGGGAAAGTAACAGCAGAAATCTCCATAAGGTCTACAGACTTGAGATAACGGCGCTTGCCCTTCTCATCATAGTCCACACCTT